AAAATGTGTAGCAGTGGGACGTTTAAACCCTGGATGGTAGGAATGTTTCCCCCAAGTATGATTGTTTGAAATTTCCTCCACAAGCTCATCGCAAAATTCCGTAGGTACTACGTTTTCTACCAAGATAAAATCAGTTAATTTTTCCATGTTGTCACCATGTCCAACTTACAAAACTGTTTCGAACACCTTTAGTAACTTTTTCTACCCTGTGTGGAAACATAAAAACTGAAGGAAATATCATAATGTCGCCTTTCTTAAGTACAACTTCGTGATTTTCAAAAAATATAAATTTTCCGCCTTCGTAATTGTCGTTTAACAATCCAACAATTGAAAGTATAGGAATACCTTTACGCTCACCATCGAATAAACTGTGTATATGATCGTGATGTGCTCGCATGGCAGTGTGTATGGTATATCTATTAAATCTAACCGGACATGCAATGTGTAGTCCGCAACTAGATACAAATGCATCAAAACTGTTGTTTGTTCTAATAATATCTTGGTAATCTTTCAATGCCTCCCCCATCAGCGGATATAATATCTCGTTTTGATCAGGATGCGACTCTGCTACTTCTAACTCCATTGACGGGAAAGTAGGCCTTTCGTGTATGACACCGTAGTTTTGCCATTGATGTCTAGTCCAAGAGTTTCTCGAAAGATCCTTAGTCATGAGATCGCATGTTTCAGCTGGTATGCAATTTTTTACAAAAATATAATCTTTAATGTTTTCTAACATTTTAATAATCAATTCCTATAGATATACCAGCTCTTGGTCCGAGTGGCAGTACATCATGAAACATAAACCTAGGAATATAAATTAAATCGTTTGGAGATAATTCATATTCACAAGTTGTTGCACCTTGTTCAACCTTCCATAAAGTATTGCCCTGCACTTGCCAAAAAAATACATCTGATGTATCACTGTGCCTTCCAAATGTAGCAGATATTTCCAACAAAGAAACATAACAATGTGCTGTGCAAGGACGGTCTGTAATTTTTTTAATTTCAGTTAATAAGTTGTTTACTGACAACATGCGTTCGGCATCAAAAAATACAAATCCAAGATTATCTAACATTTTCATCTTGGATTTAGAAACAACTGTTTGATTTAAATTTTCTAAGATTTCTCCCCAGGTAGGAGCAGTTAAGTCGAGATTTCTAAAAACAAAATGTTTATTATTTTGTTTACTATTAATAAAATCTTGATCGGTTAAAAAATTAAACAGTTGGTTTGTCATCTTCAAGAACTGCCCAGACATCGCCTTCTGGCATTCCGTAGAGGCTATCGTCTCCAATTTTTATCTCGCTGCCAGCATACGGGTGAAACAATATCTTTTCTCCTACCTTCAATGTTGTTGGAATAAACACTCCAGTTTTTTCAGCATGTTTTCCAGGACCAACTGCTAGAATGGTTCCTTTAGTGACCTGCTCAGTGGCAATGTCGGGAATAACAATCCCACCCATTGTTACAGTTTCTGGCGCATCTTTTTTCACAATAATTCGGTCATGTATTGGTTTTAAAATCATGATTTACTCCTTGTTACCACTATTTATAAACCACAAATAACTTGCTTGATAAAACAGGCTAATAAATAATTTATATGCAATCACTAATCTTTCCAGTCAAAATTGACACATACGACTTATCACAGGAACCGGAATGGAACAATCTCAAACAACTGATTCTTCAAAGCGAAAGTTTGACTAAACCACACGGGCTTGTGAATAATGCAAAAAGTTCTTACGGAACTGACATGACTCCAATTTTAAGCCATTTTAGTGTTAGAAAATTAAGATTAAAAATTGAAAATCTAGTAAAAGAAATGGCAATACAATTACAAATGCCTCCCATAGTCATAACAAACAGCTGGTTCAATATTATGGGCCAGGGAGATCGTGTGAAAGCGCATAGACATGAAGTGAGTGTCATTTCAGGAGCATTATATGTAGAAGCTCCTCCTGGATCTGTTGGATTAAGTTTTCACAGTCCCTTGGCTCAATGCAGAATGTCTGAAGTATTATTGGGATCAAACGAGTATAATACAAATTTTCACTCTGTGGAATGTAAGGAAGGTCAATTGATATTGTTCCCCAGCTGGCTTGAACACAGCACTGAAGTTAATAAAAGTGATCGAAGAGTGGTAGTGAGTTTTAATTCAGAATACGGGCCAGCTGATGCAGTTAGTAAAGTATATAATCAGTGGAGACTAAGTTCTCATAAATCATGACAAGACAGATTATTCATAACTTTTTATCAAGAACTGATTTTATAGCAGTTAAAAATCAAATATTAAACGAATCATTTCCGTGGACTATACATGATAAAAGTGATCCTGGAGGTATAATGTGTGATGAGCGATTTAATTTGCAATTTGTTCATGTTTTCTATCATAGTCCAGTTACTATTAGCAAATACATCAATATACTAGATCCAATTTTTAAAAAATTGCCTCATCAAATGGTAATAAGAGTCAAAGCAAACATTACTAGCTGTACTGATACTGCTCAAACTTACGGATATCATATTGACATAAATGAAGATTTGGCCAAACTTTCAAAAACTGCAATATTCTATCTTAATACAACAAACGGATTTACACAATTTGAAGATGACGGCCAACAAGTGCCCAGCATAGAAAATAGTTTGGTAATTTTTGACTCTTTGGACAGGCATAGCGGAACAAGCTGTACTGACCATAAATATCGAGCTGTTATCAATTTTAATTTTATATGAATTTAAACTTATAAATACAGTTATGCAAGTTTTTGGAGATTACTCATGTTATTAGAATTTACAGTTGAATTACCAGACGGATCCAGCTTTATGGAGAAAGTTGAAGCGGCTAGCGAAGCAGAAGGTATAGTGCTTCTTGAAACAAAATATGTGGAAGGGTGTTGCCCGTATCCATGCAAAGTTGTGTTTGTACCGCCGTCTGCATAAATTATATTAAATCTACTAGATCGAACACTGTTTGAAGTTTAGTACGAATAGTTTTATTTGTAAAACTATTGCGGAGCCCCTGGTGTAATGGCTTAGGGGCTCTGTCTATTGTGACCCATGCCCACCCATCATGTTCATCGCTCAGTATTGGAACAAATTCTGTATCTATAACACACAAGTAGGTATGGAAGTTAAACACAGTGTCATTTGATACAAAAGTTTCTAACGGAATTGTTTTTAAGATTGCAGGAATAGCGCCAATTTCTTCGGCAATTTCACGTTGCAAACCTTGCCAAGGAGTTTCGCCAGATATGTTGGTACCGCCTACCAGTCCCCAAGTACCTGCATGTTTGCCGTGGCTTTTTTGTAGCAGTAAAAACCTTCCAGTTTTTTTAGCATAAAATAAAGCACCGCTACAGGTAATTTGTTCTTTTAGAGTATTATTTTCCATTGGCCAGGATTATATTCACCTTCAAAGCTCTTGACCCATTGAACGCCGTTCCACAAGTATTGAACTCCAGTATATATATTCGTTTGCCACACAAGAGAGTCTGTGTTCTGAGTGTGATCGAAAATCACATTCCACTTGACACCAGTCCACTCTATAATATCATTGGCCAGTGCAACCAACTCTGAATTGTCAGTGCCTTTCCAACCGTCTGCTCCGTCCGCATTGTCAACATCTCCAATGTCTTCTATGATGAGATAGCGTGTTCCGGGACGAACAGTTTGATCAGTATCTTGATTTAATGGACGTTTGGGATTATAAGTTAACGGATTAATGATAGCATCAAACGTACCTGGCGATCCTTGATTAGCTGTGCCGTTTCTATAACTGGGAATAGTGTATCCCACAGAACCTTCTTTGCGTCCTGCACTGTCAATGTCAGTGTCAGATACCAGTGTGTCTGGATTCCAATTGATTTGCAAAATAGAATTGTCTAAACTATTGATAGCCACAGTTCCTACCACTTGTGTGCCGTTGGGTTGTGTAAGGTAAATTTGACTTGAACCAGCGTGATATTGTCCTGGATACTGATCAAACAACTCTTGCCAGGCCAAAGCAGTACCTTGTCTAACTGGAATTTCCAGTGTAATTTCACTAGGAACTATATTTTCATTTTTTCCTAATAGTATTGCTTGACTGTTGTAAACTGCAATATGATAATTTTGTATACTACTCACAGTTGTTGAAAGCAAATCAGTAAATGATGTTGTGGAAGTCATTGGGTCAGAACCTAATCCTTCTACATAACTATCACTAGTAGTGGCATTCTTATACATGCTGGTAATAATTTTTGTAATTACTCCAAGATGTTTGACCTTAACTGGAGGACTAATCCAAATAGGAGTTTCCACAGTGAGAGTAGCAACATCAATAGGATCGCCTGCACTTTGAGTTCCAACTGGAACTTGTCTACTGCTCCACGCAATGTCAGTTAAGTTGAGAACACTTAAACTGGTCCAGTCAATATAGTTGTCAGTTGTTTGCAATTCTAAACTGGGATTAAACAAAACTAATATTTGTTCAAGAATTTGTAATTTTTGATCAGTATTTGCGCTCCAAATATCTATTTTTAATTTTAATAAAAATGGAGTTGGCATCAATCGTTCAACAGTATAGTTACGCCCTTGCCCTTGAGTGTAATAATCACCTGCAACTTCTCGCTCACGAACATTAACTTTGCTAACAAATGTCTGATCAGACATTCTGTCTCTATCTAAACTGAGAGTGGAAACATACACGCTGATACGTGGAACACTGTTGATTTTATTTTCACTATTATTTCTGATAATACTGGCCACTTGCCTATCAGCATCACCGTACATAACTGGAATTTGATGCAGTGTGCCATCGCCGTATTTGACCACAAAATTGCTCAACACACGAATAGTTTGTGTAATATATCTTCTTATCTGACCATCATAAAAATGTTGCATTATAAATCTGCCCTAGGTTTAAGAACTTTGCTGAGACTTTGTTTTTCACTTTCTCTATGGTTGCACAACATGATATTCCATTGTCCAGGATATGGTAGTTTATCTGGTGCGGGTAAAGTAATGCGTATCATACCGTTATTGTTTGTGATAATACCAACATTGTCAGCTGTCACATAACTCAGCTGAGTAGTCAACTGTTTGAATACAATATATTTGGCTAAATTATTCCCTGCATATTCCATAGTGGTATTAATTATGCTAACACCCACATCAATTTCTACTTGACTGTATGTTTTAAAGCTGGAAATCAGTGCATCGTTGTAAACATAGTCATTATTATTAATGAACCCTGTTTTAAGTGTTTGTCTAGAATCGTTATTGGTCATGTTCATGCGAACGCCGTCTTCAACTGCAATCCAAGCACTTTGTTTTCCGTCAAAGCGGAACAATCTGTTAGGAAAAAAATCTGTTCTTAAAAAGAAATCATCTGCCAACGGCTCGCTTGGAAATTGAATTCCAAATCCAAAGTCATAGCCATTAACTGGAAATCCATCGCCTAACAAATAACCTGTGTAACCACTGCGCTTTGGCACTGCGGCCACAGCACTACTGTTAACATTTGATTCATTACTTGCCAACAAAGTAGCTTCGTCTGCGGTGTTTAAAATTGGTTTACCCAGCTCATCCACTGCCAGTGTGTAAAACTGTCTAGTTTCGTAACCGCTTTTAGGAGCATCAGATTCTGCTTGAGCAACTACTTGATTGTTGATGGCAATTTCTTTGTTGTAAGTGCTTAACAAATCTTTCAAAGTCATATCGCTTGGCATGCCATCAGCATTCACAGCTGGCTTGTTGAGAATATCAGCAAATTGCTGGCTATCAGTAATTTTCTTAAGTTTTAGTCTATATAAATGCGGAAACCAAGTTACACTAAATCCTTCACTGGCACGACCCACATCTTCTATAACATAGTAACGTGGCAAACTGATGTCAAAATCGTTAAGTGCAAAATCATCACGCAAGTGTGGCAATTCCAGCACATCTCCACCAATGGGTTTGCGCCCTATGTACTTGATAAAATCATTAATATGCACAGTCATGAACAGCGTATCGTTGTCTATGAACAGGCCAAACTGGCTTAGGTTAAAATCTATATTCTGTACATTATATAATCCGCGAATTTTGTAAATTTCGCTGTCATATTTTCTATCTCTATTTTCTAAAAATAACAAATCTTGTATATTTGACACATTGTAAGAATCAATTGTGGGCTGGTCCTGGGTTCCGTTAGCGTTCAGCTCTGGACCCATGTATTTGTGTAGATACACATCGGTACCACCAACTTGAAACATCTCGCTGGCTTGGCGGTCAATGAACTTGAAGTCATTGCCTTTTTCTTGTTTATAAAGAGAAAGTCTTGGCATAGTGATATTTATCGTTAGCTAAATATGTGAGAGGACAAAAAAATGGAAGATTTACCAGCAACCACACAATCCAACTCAACTGTTGAACGAAACAAAGCGTTT